CACCCAGAGTCAGAATGATATCCGCCAGTAGACTCCGGCCGCATATCGTACAAGCTGCAGGAATACTGAATGCTGTAGGTCAGTGGCTGGTTTTTCTTAAGACATACATATTACATTAACACCAACGTTGGATTAGTCACCAATCCTCCAACAAATGTGAATGAGCTACAATAACGCATGTACCACCCTCGAACTCTCGTGTGTACATGAATGTTATAATTTTGATTATTGACATCAACTTGCGTTACTCTGAAGTCACTTCTCGGAACGCGGGTAGGACTGAATAGTCGATAGGTAGACCGTACAGCCTATATCTAAAAGCTGCGCTGCACCTAACTGCATCATTCCTAACCTGCATTCTCAAAGCTCTGACTTCACGAAGAGATAAGAGTTTCTTAGCGGTGTCAGCACTGCAGATCTTTGTGACTAAATTGTCTAATTGACTACATGCAGTGGCATCGTAATAGTTCTTAACCTCCTGTGCATCCACTTCCTTGAATGATCTAAGACGTTTAACGAATTCCATAGTTCTAGGGGTTGCGCCCTTCTCTTCAGCTAGAATCTCAAGCAACTCCGGATTCCTCACATACTTTGGGAGATTTTGCCTTACCTTTTGATTCACTCTCTGAGTCTTGATCCTAGGACCAACCACGTGCAACTGGGTGCAATCACGGAGAAAATCAAGGTCCGACACTGTGTCCAGAGTGTAGTTCATGACGTTGTCTACTGGCTCCTCGAATCTGGACTCACGTATGGTGTACCTGTTAAGGTTACCCACACCTGCCCCTAACCTAGAACCTGACTCAGTAGCACCCATTTCAACATACCCTCTCAGACCTGCCCCACCCAGAGCGGTAGGAGTGAGGCACCATAGACAGTATTCTGCGCTATTTAGCGGAGCATCTCCCAAGGATCCCACTCTAATTCCGAATCTATGGTGGGCTTTTAGAGTCAAGTGGACGTAACTGTACATGATGGCCATCTCATTTGAATTACTAGTCTTCGCACCTCCAGCCTTAGAGGCATAGTTAGCTTCCCAGGAACTAAGGTCCTCTACCAGCTTCTCATCCACCTCTCGGAAACTGATGTAACTTTTCAGACCGTTTGCCATAGGTCTTCCGGCTACATATATCTCTCCCAGGATGGTAGACAAGACCTCTGAGACGTACGCTTTGTCCCATGAGAACTCTCTGCCAATGATTCGCAACTTCTCCAACAAGTCATCCAGTATCTTATTGAACTCGGATTCGGTCATAGGTCTACCTCCTACCTCTTTCTCATATCTCCGTAGAGCATCATCTATGAATCCTATGAAGTTAGTCTGGCCATGTACATACCCTTCTCGCGTATGTCCCGGGTGTGATAGGCATGGGCAACTACCTCTAACCAAGTATTCTGCGCTCCTCGCAACCCCTCTCGATCAGTACCGTTAGAGTTGTAGTGAACGAGTCGGCCATGGACTCGGTAATACAACTCATTGTTGAGTAGAGTGTTGGTGACGGACTTGAATGAGCCATCTCCACTAACTTCTGCAAAGAACTGAGCAGTCAAGGCTTGAGATTCTGGGTCCATGTGGGGAGAATATGCAGCCTTGTCATCCGAGACTAGAACCCTAGTACCAATTCCAGGATCCACTCTATTGATATGCATGCACGACTCTCCACGATC